CAAACCCCGCAAAATATTGCGAGCAGTTTTTTAAGACTTGCTCAGGTCTCACGCAGTCAGCTCGGATATCCCCAACCGAGCGTTTAGCTTACGGCAGGGATTTGTCGATTGCTGGTTGTCTGTAGTCTTTCAGTTGTAAAGACATTACGGCGTTCATATGATTGAGCTGGGTTTCAAGGACTATAATATCCTCAACCTTTTGCTCTAATCTCTTGACAAGGTGACCCACCCCCAGAGCGTGGTCAGCAGTGTCAGCGATTGCCTCAGTTATACGGCGTGTTTCAGCTTTGAGTTTTCTCAGAGCCATAGTCACCTTTAGCCATTGCCAAAGGTCGTAGCTTGCTTCGATTTTATCCATTTGTCTTTGTGGCATAAATGTATACAGCAGGTCACTCCTCTGTGGGTCATTGTGATTTACTGCTGTGCCCCACTCCCGCTAAGTCTGTTTAACCCCCACTTAGCGGGCTAGGGTCTTCTGCGTATATTATCGGGGATACGTTCCTAAGTTTACTCTTGTAACAGAGCGACTAAATCGGCCTTTTCTTCAGCAGTTAAACTTTTAGCATCGTTTTTCAACTTTGCCTTGAGCTTTTCTACTTGAGTCAAAGGACCCATAGCTTTTGATAACCGGATTCTCCAGCAGCTAAAGAAGTCTCTAGCTATCTGTGCCTCGGCGCTTTTAGTCTTGGACTCGGCAAGGCGAGCTAACTCAAAGAGAGTTTTGCCACCTTGGACTCGTAGACCACGCTTTGACGGGTTATCAACCCCTAGGGCTCGCATTACGGCGGGCCAATCGTCGTTCAGTATACGTAAGTAGGCATACTTAGGTCCGTCTTCTGTAGAAGACATATTTGCGTATGTTCTTAAGTTACTTGCGATGTTCACTTAAGAAGTAATAATTAGAAGGTTTGGTCATATATATAATTTATGCCGTAGCAATTCACTAATAAAATGGCGTTTTGTCGACGATAGAACATACAAAATCACTGTATACCCCCCGTGTAAAAAAATAGTGCCACTATGCACATATATTCATCCACCCCCTTAAACAAATCGGGGTAAATTTTGAACCTAAAAAAAATCGGGGACATATTTTGAGCCCAGTCCCCTTGGGCTTAATGAAAGAAAGAAACTATTTAGTTTCGTCTAGGGCAGATTTGATTTTGCCTTTGACTAAACCTTTTAGTTCATCGTCTTTTTCATCCCAAGCTGTTAGAACAACATTCCTTAGAAGGTCGTCTTTGACTTGAGTCTTGAGTGTTTCATCAAGTTTTTCGTAGGCCTTTTGTTGGGCCTTTGTTAGATTTTCTTCCAACAGTGCTTCGATTTGAGCATCGTACTGTTTAAGGTACTTGTTCAAAACTGGCATTAGTGCGGCTTTTACAGCTGGGTTCGTATAACATACGAAAGCAACTAAAGCTGCGACTGCTGCCAATAGTGCGAGGACCATTGGTTCTTCTAACAAACCTGTTTCCTCAACGACACTAAGAATATCTGCGGTACTGTTACCGGCAGTTTCATTAGTTGCAGTTGAGTTATTGTCTGCTGTTGTATTATTCATTTTTCTACCTCGAGGTGGGTGCCATTGTGGTCACCCGTTAATAATTACTTTTTCTTGCTATATATACCTTTTGGTTTACAGGGCTTTTTATAAAAGGCACACCATTTACAGAGGGTTTGTGGCACCATTTCATACTGCTCAACGTCGTCCCCCCTTTTTTTAATTTCGTTGTGTATGCCTTTGATAAGCTCCCGCGCTTCTCGAAGGTTTTCATCATTGATTGCTACGAACATTATGTCGTCATATCGTAACCAGTCGATACCTGCAAACTTTGGTACAACGCCGGTTTCTTCATAATACATCAGTGCGTATATGATAAGCTGGCGGTAATATTCTTCGGGGAGCCAATGTCCGTACCTTTTACTAGTTTTGTAGTCTACAATCGAGATATTATCTTCGAAATCTTTTGCGACTACATCTACAATACCGCGAATAGACAATTCTTTGTTATGTATACGCATTTCAGCAAAGTGTGGACGGAGTTGTTTCAACGCCATATCCTTTGTCCTAGCGACTTTCCAGTCAACTAGTTCATACAGTTTCTTTTCGATACGGTGACAAAAGTTTACAAGTAAATCAATTGTTTCCCTTTCCATTACATCTGCGTCAATCTTTGGGTCTTGAAATAACCAAGGCATTTTTTCTTTACGTGCTTCCCATTGTTGGCGAAATTCTAGGATAGCCCATTCTTGGGGCTCCCCGTTTCTCCACTGACTTGGATATTTGTATTCTACATCGAATATTCGTTCAAGTATATCGTGTACAATGGTACCCCGAAAAAGGTGTAACGTTAACTTGTCAGGTAGTTTCTCGATATACCTATGGTAAAAATTTCGGGGGCACTGAAGGAAGGTGTTAATTTTCGAAGGCGATAACGGTAGGTTACTCGGACTCCAATCATCAACCTCAACTTCAGTATTTTGGTCACCGATATTTACGGTGAAAGATGCGCTATTATGTGCGAATTCTTTTTCTGTCATATTTGTTTGAGGCATCAGAGCTATATAAAGTTATCTAAACATATGTATAGCCAGCAATTGTTTATAGCATCTATGCTATATAGTATATGTATAATAGAGCTATAGTTTATTATTGACAAAGTCTTTATATATCTTCTTGAGCAAATAAATTGTATGGGTCAAAATGATTATGGTGCAATTAATGTTATTTCCGACGAAGAAAGGGAGGCTTTAGGTTTGAGTGGCCCTTCTAGACCTGACGAAGAGGAAGGTGTATTCGAACAGATTGGTAAAACAGCTGATAAAATCGGGGAGACAAAACTAGGCCAAAAGATAGGTTCAATACTTACTGTGTTTATACTCGCGATGTTTGGTAGTGGTAATGTTGACCTTGGTCAGTTTAGTGATATATGGGGTGACGAGGATGAACCGGCAATAAAGGGAGGATGCACAGACCCTACTGCAATAAATTACAAAGCTGATGCAGACTTTGACAACGGCAGTTGTGTATTTCCCCCGCCAGTTATCTACGGATGTACTAATCCGGAAGCCGACAACTATAACTCGGCGGCTACCCACGACAATGGACGATGTCAGTTTTTAGGTGGACCAGTTGATAACGGAACCCACAATGAAACACAAACGAATGAGACTGTTTACGGATGTATGGATTTCGACGCATTGAACTATAATGACCGTGCAGAAGAGGATGACGGGTCTTGTGAATACGAGGAGTACGATTGTACACCTAACTCAACTTATTTTTATGATGGATTAGAATACGGAAACTATTCTAGAGAATATAACACTTTGAATATCACTGTGGATATTGATACAGACTGTGACCAAGAGGCACTGCCCGTGATGGTAGGGTATGACGTAGGACATATCAAAGTGGTAGACAACGAAACCGTGTGGAACGGTTATATGTGGAACGATTACTTTTTCAATGTCACAGGTTGGGAAGGTAATGAGTACAATCTTACATCCGGCCCAGAATGGTTTACTGAACCATACACTGGGTGGTATATGATGTATGTCAATTTGTATGCAGACTGGGGAAGAAACGGTACTTACGAATATGTAGATTATTTCTTAATAAATAATATTGTATTGGAGGAGGAATGACGTGGTTAGTGATACTAGAGATGTTAGCTGTGATAATGGCTACAATATCTATTATATTTGCAGTAATGATGCTTTTAACATTTTTACTAAAGTTGATACCAAGAAAATCACAACAAAAAGTAAAAGAAGTGAAGGAGATTAAAGAACAGCCAAAAAGGAGGACTAAAAAGATGAGTAAAGATACAGCAAGCGAGGGGATAACGTTTAACGACATATTTATGTTTATGATAGCAGTGCCTTTGGTTTTACTCTGGGTTGGTTTTGCAGGTTTCGTTATACACAGCGGTTTGCAAGACGATTCTGTTCTTGAGCAAATTGAAGGGTATACAACTTTGATAGCTATATTAGGTGGGCCAGCCCTTCTAATTATCAAAGACGCCTTAGATGTTTGGAAACAAGAACAAGCAGAGAAAACCGCATTTTACAAAATGAAAGCACAGTCAGTTATAGATTATAATGCAAAAGCCCAAGAGCAAGCACAAATGATTGAAGCTAAAGACCAAGAGCAAGAACATAAAATGCAAATGAAGAAATGACCGAAACATTTATATGTTACAATCGCATAATTAAAAATGGTGACTAATATGGTCAAATGTGAATATACTATGTGCGGAGTTGATACTCCGTTAGAAGACTTAAATCGCGTACATCACTGGCCTTGCTGCGCAAGAGAGATTACAGACCCAGTTTTACACAGTAAGATAGCTGCTAATCTAGAATCCAAAGCAAAACCAGTTGTAGAAGAAAAACCAAAGCCAAAAGCAAAAGCACCAGCTAAGAAAAAGGCTGCAAAAAAGGAGAAGAGTAAAAAATGAACGATTTCGAAATGGAAGAGTTAAGCAAGCAAGTCAAAGGACTTCACGAATTATTAGAAGTCTTGATGGCTAACTGTTTAGAAGATGAAGTTGATTTAGATGGCGCCAAAGAAGAAGAGTAAATCTAGAGTCAACGAGGCAGGTAACTATACTATGCCTAGTATGAGAAGAAGATTATTCTTACGAATCAAAGCTGGTAGTAAAGGTGGAGCACCCGGGCAATGGTCTGCTCGAAAAGCTCAAATGTTAGCTAAACAATATAAATCAAAAGGTGGAGGATACAAATAATGCCACACACACCAAACCACAGATATAAGATGTCAGGTAAAAAGGTTAAAGTTGATAAAAACGGTAAAGAGTTAACGCCTAGACAAAAGAAAATAGCAAGTCTAGCACCACCTCGCAATAAAATAACCGGGGCTGATTTTAGAGCTTTGAGAAAAAGGAGAAAGTGATGTCTTCTCGTATGAAAAAATCACAAAAGTCACTAAAAAAGTGGACAGACGAAGATTGGGGTTATGTTACTAAAGGTGACGGAAAGAAACCTAAATCTAAACGAGGTCGATATTTACCAAAAAGAGTTAGGTCAGGATTAACAAAAAGCCAGAAGGCAGCTACTAATCGTAAGAAACGTAAAGCTGGAGGAGTAGGTAGCCGGGCTAAATATTCTAAGAAAATTAGAAAAGCAGTAAGGGGGTCGAGATAATGGTATACAAAAAGAAACCGATGAAAAAGAAAATGCCTAGGAAGAAATCCGCAAGGAGATATTAGTATGGTAGCAAAGAAAGTCAAGGGTGTTGACGTTTCTAAATTAACAAAGAGACAACAAGACACACTAAAGAAACATTCAGTGCATCACACTAAGAAACATATGCAATTTATGGTAAACTCTATGAAAAGAGGTACTACGTTCACAAAGGCCCATAAAAACGCAATGAAAAAAGTAGGTAAATAATGCCAGCAAAAAAAGACCCTAAATTAACTAGAGCAGGAGTATCAGGTTACAATAAACCTAAAAGAACTCCTAATCATCCTAAAAAATCACACGTTGTGGTTGCTAAAGAAGGAACTAAAACTAAACTTATTAGATTTGGACAACAAGGAGTCCGAACAGCAGGCAAACCTAAGAAAGGTGAGTCTGCAAGACAAAAGGCAAGACGTAAATCATTCAAAGCACGTCACGCTAAAAATATAAAGAAAGGAAAAATGAGTGCAGCGTATTGGGCTAATAGAGTGAAATGGTAGAAGAATCAGTTCGAGAGTACGAAAGTAGACTCAGACAACGTGTTGGTGAAGGAGAATATGAACGTCATAAAGAACTTGTTATACTTCTGGCACGAAATCTTGCTATTGAAGACTTGCTTTGGCAAGAAATTCTTATATCTATTCGGGATGTTGACGCTCGAACAGAGTTATTGCGACAACGCAACACAATTGTTAAGGATATTCATACTGAGTTCCGCGCTCTTAATATTGAAATACCTACATTGGTAGAACAAAAGACCGAAAATTTTATGAACTTCCTAGGAGATTTAGAAGAAGATGATACCAGTAAAGAACCAGAAAGAAATGAAAGCAGCTCTGACGGGTCAGAATAGATTTGACTCGCAAAATTTAGAGAAGTTTTTCGAAGAAATACGCAAACATCCTAAGAAAATGGAAAAGTTAGTGCGAACTTTCTGTGAAACGTACCTTTTAGATGCAAAACAACGTCCTTTACGTGTTAGACCACTACAAATGAAGATTATTGTACAATCTTTGACATATCCTGATGGAAATTCTGAAAAACACCGTAAATTAGCTATATTAGCCCCAAGAGGTAGTGGTAAATCGTGGGCATTGTCAATTGCAGTCGTTATTTTTATGTTTTTTAAGAGATTCAGAGACCTTGTGTTCGTTTTAGCTCCCACAGAGGACCAAGCCGCCCTGATTTTCAATTATGTGTACAGACATTTTAAAGATAATACATTTTTAGATTCCTTAGTAGATAATTATAAACTACATAACAAACCGCATATCAAAATGCGAGGCGGTACTATCTTGCGTCGGGCGCCGGTGGCGCCCTCCAATCAGGGACAATCTATTCGTGGGCAGCACCCAACACTTTTAATAGTTGACGAGTCACCTTTAATATCAGATGAGTTGTTCATCGATAATGTAGAGCCAGCGATAGTCGCAAACAAAGCACCGTTTATCAATCTCGGTACTCCTAAAAGTAAGGAGAATCATATGTATCGATATTTATTTGATGAGGGGTATGCAGATACTTTCAGTCGTTTGCACTTTACTTGGAAAGATGCCATCATAAAAGGGGAAGCTTACAGTCCACCATATGATGAAGAAGATATGTTGAATAAAATGTTAGAATGGGGAGAGGACTCCCTGCACTGGAAAACAGAATACGAATGTGAATTTGTGGAGAGTATATCTAATGTATTTACACCAACCGGACTACGAGAGTGTTTTGATGACTACCAACTACTTACCCCCGAAAACGCTGACGAATCAGGAGAGACAGGTACAAATAATACTGTGGCTGTTGACATTGGGAAATCTGTTAATTCTACTGTTATTAGTGTATGGAGGACTGAAAAAGGACCTGACAACAATATTGCACGATTATTATATTTGGAAGAAATCGGACCTAAGTCAGGGGGGCACGATATACCTTATCAAAGAAGTCGTATTATGGACGTCGCTGTTGATTTTAATGCGGCTCGCGTTATTATCGATGCTACAGGTATTGGAGGTGCTGTCGAACAAGAAATAAGAATGGCTTGTATACCATTGAGTATACATTTCATACCGTTCGTATTTACTGGAGGAGCTAAAGGCAGTAAAACATATGCTTACAGGGATTTTGTATCTTTTGTTCAGCAGGGTCTTATCAAGGTACCTGACATCGAAAGACAAGAAGGAACCGCCAAAAAACTAATGTGGAAGTGGTATCGTGAACACGTAGACTTAGAATACGTTATGGATGCCTCTCAGAAAACAGAGAAAATATCTGCACCATCAAACAAACACGATGATTATTGTGATAGTAGTGTATTAGGTGTACACGCAGCTTTATCTATGTTACCAGCAGACAGTATGTTAGGTACAATCAATGTTAGAAAGCGTGGTACAAGAAAACCAGTAAGTAGATACGGCGGAGGCGGTATAACTACTAGCGGAAGACGTCGTTCAGCTCCAAAAAAGCGATTTATGCGTGGTATTTGAACAAAATTTTATATACTAGCGAAACTTTATATATTGTGATAGCAAATGGGTCTAGCCGACAGGATACGCCGCGTTTTTGCTACGGTGGGTTCTAATCCTAACACTCCAAAGGATGAACCACGTGGTTTTGGCGCAGGTGTAATAAGAAGGTTGAAACTTACCAATAATTATGGTAACAGGAATTATGAGCAGCACATAGGTGACAATAGAACCTATATGAATGTTTATTTATCAGACCCGATTGTACGTTCTTTGATTGACCTCCCTTGTTTATATGCAGTAAAGGATGGTTTTGATATTGTTACTGAAGACGAAAAACTAAGAGAAGAAGTAACAAAGATGTTTGTTGATATCAATATTGATATGACAATCTACGGTTGGCTACGCAACGCTCGAATCTTTGGTTCAGGTTATTTAGAATGGACTGGAGACAACCTAGTTCTACGCTCTTCACAAAATATGTACGTGAAGAGAAACGAACACGGCCAATTAATGTATTATTATCAGAATATAGGAAACGACGCAGAAGACGTTCGTTTTGACCCTGATGAAATTGTAGAACTACAAAACAATCCTTTTGATGATTACGCTTATGGTTTATCTGATATACATACTATTTTATACTTAGTAGACCTAAAAGATTATGCAGAGCGAGACATTGGAGCAGCTCTGAATAAATATGCGGTATCACGTTTCGACATTTCCTGTGGGTTGCCTGATATGCCCTATGGCCCTGATAAGATTAACGAAATTGTTGATGCATTTAATTCTTTAGAACCCGGTGAAGATATAATTCACGGTAATGATATACAAATAAAAGAAATAGAAGGTACAAATAGAGCCTTTGAATATGGTAAGTATACAGATGATATACTAGATAAAATACATATAGCTCTTAAAGTACCAAGAACTATGTTTACACAACCGGAGCAAGCTCGCCCGGTTTTTGAACCTTACGTTAAATATTTACAAAAAGCAGTAGAGTCTGCTATTAATTCACAACTAATGCCACAGTTTGGAGACGATGTTAAATTTGCTTTCAGACACTTGAATGTAGATGATGCATTCACAAAGGCAAAAACCGATATGATATATCTATCAGAAGGTGTCTTGGCACCTAGTGAAGTTAGAAAGGAGAGAGGTTTAGATGCTGAAGGAGTAGTAGAAAAACAACCAACTGCCGCTGAAGTAAATATTTCTGGTGGAAAAGACCAAGACAAAATAGAAGAGTCTCAAAGAACAGAACAGAGATTATCTAAAAACCAGACAGGGAAACGCACTGAAGAAGAGGTTGTGGAGGTAGTAGCGTGAATGCTTACGAAAAATGTGTAATAGGATTAAAACCACGCCTTAACAAAAAAGGTGTAGAGAATGCAGAGATTGTAGCTCAGAATATGTGCTCTATGTGGGCAGATAACAATGGCGAAGAAAAGGAATTCGGTGTTTCTAAATCAGATGAGACCCAAAAAACATTTGCTATGAATTTTGAATTTGATAAAGAAGCACTTAGTGTATCTAAAAAGGATACTGAAGATATGTGGGAATTCCCAGTTCGTGCTTTAACTTCTGGTCGTCACGATTATGAAGTTGAAGGAGAAGAACAAACTGTGTTTATAGAACCTAGTATACTTAAAGAAAGCTTGGAGAAGTTCAATGAACTACCAATATATTATACTCATCAAAGGACTCCTGAGGATTTACTTGGGAAGGCTATTAACCCTGAGATTGAAGAGATGGAAGACGGCAAGGTAGCAATATCTATGTTGGCTCAGATTTATGAACCAACAGCCAGAATGAAAGAAGTGATACAGAAAGTGGAAGACGGGGATATTACTAACGTCAGTGTCGATTGGTTTTCAAAAGACGTTGATGTTATGGGCGATTCGTACGCGACAAATATCCGACCCGTAGAAGTCTCGTTTATAGACAACGAGATAGCAACGCCCGTCTGTGGGGAATGTACGATTGACACGGAATGTGCAACACACGTATCAGAAAAAGAATTTGCAACCAAAGATGATTGTGGTTGTGGAGGGCACGACGAGAATTCGTGTGGTTGTGACCACGACGGTGAAGACAAAGAGGTCGATAATATGAGTGAGGAAGTTGTAAAAACAGAATCTGAAAAGATAACAGAGAGAGAGTTTGCTTCAGTTAAGAAACAACTGGAAGATTTGACATCCAACCACTCCGAATTGGAGCAGAAGTACAATGATGCTTTGAATTCTATCGAAGAGTTTAAGACCGCAGAAGAAACCAGAAAGGCAGAGGAAGCTAAAAAGTTAAAAACAGCTTTAGTTAACAATGTCGTAAGTAAGGAAGTTCTTTTCGGAAAACTCAAAGAAGAATCCAAAGATGCCCGTACTGAAGAACTATTCGGTTGGGAAGACAACAAATTAACAGGTTTCTTTGAAGCATTAGAATCAATGCCTGAACCTGCCGAAACAGAAAAAACCTTCGGTAAGGGAATCGCAAAGGATTCAGAAGAAAAGGCTGTAGAAGCCGAACCTGAAGTAGAGAGAATGTTCTCTATGATAGACGGAAAAATCCGTTTGAACAGGAAATAAATATAGGAAGTAATAAATATGGCAACAGAAATATTAGTAAATGATGGTGGAGCACCAGCACGAATATTACCATTTTTAATCCACGCTACTGTAGCAGCAGGAGACCCCCTACAGATACACTCTAATGGGAAAGTCAAACCAGCAGCAACCAGTGGAGCAGCCTGTGTCGGAGTAGCTTTAACAGCTGCATCAGGCTTGGATAATATGTGTAACGTGATAACTGGACACGGAGTCGTCGCTAACGTAAACGGACAAGGAAGCATTGTCGCAGGTTCTATCCTGTCAGCAGATGCAACTGGTAAGTTCGGTATTGCAGCAAGCGCCGACCAGAAAGAAGCTATTGCACTTGAGGCAATCAGCGGAGGAGTAGTGAAGGTCGTCCTTCTCTAAAGAGGTGAATAAATATGGTAACAACACAAGATGGAATACTAACATCCAATAACACTGGTTCATTCACTGCAACAACTGGAGGAACCGGAGAGAGAGTTCTAGTAGATTACAAAGACGCTTTGCAAGACTACAAAGTAACTGACCTTCCAGCACTTCAGATGTTTACAGAAACAATGACCACTGATACTGGTGGAGATATAGATTTAACATTCGCAATGCCTTCTATGAACTTAGAAAGAATTGATGAAGGAAGCACCCCTCAATACCAACACACAAAGATGCGCTCCGAGAGAGTAGCAGTCAGAGAGTGGGGTATTGCAGTAGGTGTAACCCGCAGAATGATAGAAGATTCAAGATTCAACGAAGTTGAACTTGCACTAAACGAAGCACGAAGAGCAGTTGACAGACATATGTCTAAACACGTTATCTACGCATTGTTCGGTATTGGAGATGCAGACCTACAAACAGGTATCAGCAACGTAAGTATCGACAAACAAGATGCAGAAGTTGGCGCTAGTGGAATCAACGATTTCACAGTCAATCTCTACGGTGGTTTCATTGGTAGTGGTACAGCAGCTCAAGCAGCAGCTGGAGATGGACGCTACGTCGACTACGGTTTAACCGCAGCAGCAGACTTAGCCCGAACTCACTACAGAGAAGCAGCCACAAACGGAACTGTTACACTAAGTGACTTGACCACAGCTATCGAGTTAATCGGACAACACGGTTACAACGCAGATACTGTAGTTATTTCACCAAAGCACTACAAAACTCTATTAGACTTAGCAGACTTTACTGCAGCAGTCGGAGCAGCTAACGCAGCTATCAGAGGAGGAACAGATGCTTTGGGTGGTATCAGAGACACCGCATCCAGTGGATTAGTTGGTTCATTGTTTGGATTGAACATTTATGTCAATGCATACATCCCACCAACAGCTTATGGTGTGTTTGATATGTCAGCAAAACCAATGGCTTACGTCGAAAGACGTCCAATGACTGTCGAGGAAGCAAACCCCGGTTTCGGAATCGTCGGTTCATATATGTCAATGAGATATGGATTGAAAGTTACAAAACCAGAAACTGGTGTAATTTTCTACGATTAGATATCTAGATAATCAACTCTTCGGAGTAGGTTCACAGTTGGGGGTCTGTATAAAAACCCCCACAATCTTTTTTAACCTACTTAGCGTAGGTATATTATAATGCCACTATCACGAAAAATACTACCACACGGTAAAGCAAAAATACAGTCAGGAGTCTCAGGAGGCTCTAATGTAACTAGTTTAAATTTAGATGGCACAACTTTACAATTAAATCAATCTAACAGTCAACCACAAAGGACTGTAAATTTAAACAGTCTTTCTGGTACACCCGCAGGTAATGATACAGAACTGCAATTTAACAACAATGGTTCATTTGGCGGAACAGATGACTTAAAGTGGGATGGTAGTAAACTAAAACTTGGAGATTCTGCTGATACTGGTAATTATTTCGAAGTTCAAGGTAGTGATTCTGAAAATACCTATGATGTCTTGGTTGGAAGAAGAAGATTCCCTAGAATATCTTTAAACGACAGAGGCTCCTACACTATGCAGATATGGGCACTTGGTAGCGAATTAAGGTTCGGTACGAGCGCAGGTAGTAACACTACAGCTGCTTTTGTAGTAAGGAGTGGTAGTGTTGGGTCCGTAGCGACAGCTGGTGCATATACATATGGTGTCTTCAACGTAGGTACGTCTGATAGTATCAACTCTAGTAAGGTAACAATAGTAGATACTGCGAAACCACTAACGCTAGCTTATGATGGTAGTAATTATGCATCTTTAAAAGTAAGTAGTGGAGGTGTGTTAACAGTAGCTACTAATATGGCTAATGCAGGGGTAGCAGATAGATTTTTGTTTGATGGTAATCATTTTAGAGGAACTGATACTAACGCTCCTTCGATGCGTAACGAAACGCCTTCAGATACTAACCCCGTTTTTACTTTTAATAATGACGTTGATACAGGGATGGGTAGAGCTGCAGCTGATACTTTATCTTTTATTGCAGCAGGAGCTGAACAATTACGTATAGCAGATAATGTAATTACACTTGGTGATGGTGTGGTTTTAGCACCCCACGCAAGTGACAACTTTACAATTGACTCTCCAAATGGTATAATATTAGATGGTACATCAGCAGCTAATGGTGTACAGTATCACGACGGCGGCCTTGAGATAATGAGAATTTCTAACTCAAGTAGTAATCCAGTTATCAGAACTATGGTAGATGCTAAGGATATGATTTTCCAACAGTTCGATGGTACTGAAATTGTAAGATTCAAAGATAATTTAGACGTTGAAGTTGCTGGTAATTTAAAAATAACTCCAGATAATAAACTATACTTAGGAGATGACGAGTTTATAGATGTTAACACTTCTTCTTCACCAAACAGGATGGATTTTCATATAGCAAATCTTCCTCGATTACACTTAGATTCGGGTACATTATTTTCGGGACAATCTGGAGGCCCTTCGATGGACTTGACTCCAAGTTCTGGTATTGCAAATTATGGGTTCGTGGGTGACACTGACACCGGTATGTCTAGAACGGGTGCAGATACACTTGTATTGATGACAGGTGGTACAAACGCAATCACAATAGATAGTAGTCAGAATGTTGTAATACCAGCTAATTTGACGGTACAAGGAACAACAACTACAATCGACAGTACAACCCTCAGTGTTAAAGACAAGAACATTGAGATGGGTGTAGTTAGTAGTCCTACAGATGTAACGGCTGATGGTGGAGGTATCACATTAAAAGGAACTACCGATAAAACATTTAACTGGGTAGATTCTACAGACAGTTGGACTGCATCAGAACATATTGAACTTGCATCTGGTAAATCATTTAGGATTAACGGTAACAACGTTTTGAATCAAACAACTTTAGGTTCTACAGTTGTAGGTTCTTCATTAACAAGTGTTGGAACATTAACCGCTTTGACGGGAGGCACAGGAGACTTAAACTGGGATAGTAATACTCTATTTGTAGACTCTTCTGAAAACAGAGTAGGTATAGGTACAAATTCACCAGATGTATTATTTGATGTTAGTGGGTCAGCGGTCATACAGAGCCTTCGTATTAATGCTAATGACGGTGACAGGATGCGATTGTTTAGAAGAGCTGATAATGAAATGGTGATTGCTTCTGAGTCAGCATCACTATATTTAAATTCTGCATTTAATGGTATTTATTTTGAAGGAGACTCAAGTGCCGTAAAAATGCGTTTGACTGGTGATGGTAACTTAGGTATAGGCACAACTGGACCTGATAAACGACTTCATATACACGGTGCAACAGACACAGCTTTCAAAATGAGCAATGCAGGTACTGGAGAAGGTGGTTCTGATGGTTTTGAAATACTTCAATCAAATACTGGAGAAATAGTACTTAAAAATAGAGAAAGTGCTGCTTTAAAATTTGACACAGCCGGTACTAATGCAATGACGATAGATAGTAGTCAAGTTACTACTTTTATTAACACCCCAGTTGTTGGAACAATGACTTCAAGTGATAACAGCACTAAAGCAGCTTCTACAGCTTTTGTTAAAGCTCAATCATACGGAACAGGAACCATTGGTGGTACAGCTACCTCAGGTCGGATTCCTTTTGGTGATGGAAATAACTCAATAACAAGTGATGCTAATCTAACTTATAATGGAAGTAGTTTTGAAGTGTTAGTCACATCATCTATAGGACACGGTGGTACTAAAAGAACTAAATTTCAACATAACAACGAAGTTAATTATTATAGTGATGGTTCAGAAACTTCTGGTACAGTTTACTATCAATATAGAGGTGGAGATTTTAATATAGCTCGAAATGCTATACACGTTAAAGCTTATAATGACGGCTCTCGTCCGAGATATGTAGGTATAGGCACAACTTCACCTGAAAGAAAATTACACATAATGACAGCTAGTGCCGGTAGTCCGGGTTACAGTACTTATGCTAATATGATATTAGAATCTGATGACCATAGTTATTTTCAATTTTCTTCTCCATCTAACAAAGTACAAGGTATAAACTTTGGAGATGGAAACGATAATGCAGGTGCTATTTATTATGACCACGCATCTGATTATATGAGATTTTTTGCAGGTGCTTCAGAAAGAATGCGTATAGATTCTGCTGGTAAAGTAGGTATAGGCACAACTTCACCAAACAGTAAAATGACAGTTCAAGGTGACCTTGACATTCCACGCGGTTCTAGATTTAGAGCAGGTTCTACTGACAGTAATCAAGGTATAGATATTTATCACAACAACGATGGTAGTTCATCATTTAATGGTAATGTCGTATTCGAAGGTAGGTCTTCTGGTGGAGATGTCGTTTTCCGTAATTTAGACCACGGGCAAGATTATAAATTTTACGCAGAGAACGATTCTGGTACAGAACAGTTAATAATGAAGATTGACGGTACTGAAGCAGCTGTGGGTATAGGAGAAGGAAGTACTGGATTAACTACAGCTAATGGTGCGTATTTACACGTTACTGGTTCTTCAAACTTACTTGCTAATTTCTTATCATCAGATGGTATAGGAGAAATACGAGTAGGAGATAGTTCAAAGTATACTAGATTATTAACAGCTGGTAATCAATTTAAGATAATGCCTTTTGATGGTGTTGAGTTGATGGTACTTGATGGTAGTACAGAAAAGGTTGGTATAGGTACAAATGCACCCGGTGAAAAGCTAGATGTGAGAGGTAAAATATTAGTAGACCAGTATTTAAGATTACAAAGAAACACAAGCACCAACGGATTAAATTTAACTGATAGTGGAGGTAACGCAGTCCCTGTGCACACTAGAGCAGGATTCTTTGGTGATAGTTATTCAATGACTCCAGATATTGGTGAGGTTATATTATATAGTTCAACCACTGGTTCTTCAACTGCTACAGCTGGTATGGTTACATTCGCAAGTAGAAATGATGCTGGAACTCATATACCTTATGCTGAAATAGAAGGTATAGCATTCGATGATACTGCTAGTGGCGAAGATGGTCATATAGTATTTAGAGTAGAAAAAGCTAGCACTATGACTGAACAGATGAGGTTAACAGAAACTGGATTAGGTATAGGCACAACTTCACCTGCTTATGAATTAGATGTTAGCTCTGGACATATGAACGCTGCAAGACTCTATCTAAATGACGCTAACAATTACATAATGGGTGACTCTGAAACTATGTATCTTAGAGCTCACAATGATATGTATTTCAATATAGATACACCAAATGATTCTACAACTAGACATTTCATATGGAGAGCCAATACTTCTTCTGAAAAAATGAGATTAGGAGAAGATGGTATACTTGAAGTAAAATCTGGAGGTAAAGTAGGTATAGGTACAGCTGCACCTAATGTTGAATTAGATGTAGCTGGTGATGCAAGAATAAGAGGTTCCAATAAACTATACTTTGGAGATACAGATACTACAGAATATATATCTACTAACGGAACTGACGATTTAAGAATACACGCTTCAGACACTGTTTTATTTGATGGTGATGGTAAGAGTATATTTAGAACTCCTTATTTAGCTTTAGAAACTAGTGCAGCATCTGAAAAGATGAGATTCGATATAGATAATGGAAGATTTGGTATAGGCACAAATTCACCTTCTACTAAATTAGATATCATAAGCACAACGGAACAAGTAAGGTTTGGTTATGACAGTAGTAATTACTTATCGTTTAATGTAGACAGTACTGGTAATACTGTAATACAAGCTAAAACAGGTAACTTAGAATTAAAAACTGATACATCATCTCACGACGTTAGAGTTGATTCAAAAGGTAAATTTAGAGTAGATTTGGGAGATTCTAATGGTGGGCACTATGCACGTATAAGAGGTACTAGTAACACCCCAGTATTGATGGCTAAGTCTAATGGTTTAGTAGGTATAGCTACAGAGTCACCCAATGAAACATTAACAGTTGAAGGAGTGTTATCTTTAGATGAAACTTCTGCTCCATCAGCTACTTCTGGTTATGGTAAAATATACGTTAAGTCTTCAGACAGTAAACTATACTTTATGAATGATTCTGGAACTGAGACAGATTTAACAGCAGGAGGAGGAAGCAGTGTCAGTTTTGGTAGTGACAATCAAATACCATTTACTAATTCAGGGGGCGATGACTTCGATTATTCTGCTAATTTAACATTTGATGGAAGTACTCTTATCACTGACGCTGATATTCGAATATTAGATGGTGAAAAATTATTACTTGGTACTGACAGTAATTTTCAAATTTATGGTAGTGCCGGTTCTACAAAATACATAACTACACTTTCAGAACAATTATTAATATGGAATCAAGATTCTTCTAGTGCACCAATCAAATTACAAGCTACAGATACATCTAACGGTATTCAATTTAATATTGCAGGAACTGAAAAAGGTAGATTTACATCTACAGGTTTAGGTATAGGTACAACTGCACCTTCTTACAAATTAGATGTTAATGGGGACGCAAATGTTTCAAGTGTTCTATACTTAGGTGATTCCGATACTAAATTATATAGAAGTTCTAATGATTTATATATAAGAGCTACTTCTGATATACTTTTAAATGACACAGGTGGTAATGTAGGTGTAGGAATAGACCCTACTTCTAAATTACACGTCAAAGGTGAATTAGATATTCAAAGTGGTAATCAAACTATTCTTATGGGAGCTGGTAATAGTTCAACATCTAGAAATGATAATGCTCTAAAACTAGCTAGAGTTGGATTAGCACATTATGAGAATGATGAAGCAGCAGCAGCTATGATATATGCATCTTCAGATGGAACTGATAATGCAGTAGCTATCGGTGGTGGAACATCTGGTATGAATGCAGCCACTAAATTACAATTTTTTACAGCTGCTAATGATACAACTACTGAAGGCACAGAAGTAATGCGTATTACTAATAACCAAAAAGTAGGTATAGGAACAAGTGCACCTGATTCTAAATTACACGTTGATGGTGACATTCGACTTAATGGTTCAGGTGACCATCTTATTTGGCCTAACAGAGTACAATTAGATTCTAATGGTGGTACATTAGTGATGGAATCCTTAACTGGAAGTGATTCATTACTTGTATTAAAAAGTGCATCCTCACAGGATATAGGCATAAGATTTAATGTTGGAGGTAATTCCAAAGCAGATATAAATTATCACGCAGATACCGACAATAGATTAAAAATTGATTCTAATGAAGCTATTGCTTTCGAAGAAGCTGGCAGTGAAATTATGCGTATTGCTGGAGGTAAAGTAGGTATAGGTACAACTACACCAGCCCAATATTTACACGTAAAATCTGGTGATACTGACCAAGCATTAAAGTTACAATCTACTGATGGAAATGTAGATGCTACATTTACAGACTCTGGCGGTAGTGGTA